AAACTTTCTAGTCAATACAGAACTCTTTACAATTATGTTAAGGGTGGAAACGATGGACTAAAAAGAACTAGGAGAGAGGCTCTATTCATAGAGTTGTTAGAGTCATTGCATCCCGATGAGGCGGAAATTGTTTGCCTTATTAAAGATAAAGATCTTAAGAAGAAATACAGGATTACCCATAATGTCATCAAGGAAGCATATCCTGATGTTGAATGGGGAAATCGTGTTAGATGACAAAAATATTAGTTACTGGTCATAAGGGATTCATAGGCAGTTATGTCTTCAATCACCTTAGACATGATGCAGGTTATGGTTACTTAGTTGATGGTATGGATTTCCCCGATGATATTGGGGATTTTCAGTCTGAGATCAACATGTTTGAGAAACCATACGATTACATTATCCACCTAGCAGCGTTTGCTGCTATTAGAGACAGTGTAGACAATCCAGAGAAGTTTTGGGAAAATAATGTAGAGAAGTCTAAACCTATCTTTGATTATTGTAAAAGATATAACACTAGGTTACTTTATGCTAGTTCAGCACAAGTAGAGGAGTGGTGGCAGAATCCTTATGGTATTACTAAGAAGGTCAATGAACTACAAGCACCACCTAACAGTGTAGGAATGAGATTTCAGACTGTTTATGGTGAGGATAGCAGACCTGACATGTTGTTTAGGATGCTGCAAGATAATGATATCAAGTACATTACCAACCATAAAAGAGATTGGATTCATGTTAAAGATGTTGCTAGGGCAATCTGTTATTTAATGTCTAGTACATATACTGGACATATAGATGTTGGAACAGGTGAGACTACAACAGTCAAGGAATTGGCAGAAGGATTTGGGTATATGAACCTACCAGTCAAAGAAAATACACCAGGCGAAAGAGACATTACATGTGCCGACACTACTGCCTTGCGTAGTCTGGGTTGGTTTCCTAGAGAAAAAGTGTTAGAATGTATTCCTGAGGGAAAACCGAACTCTTTTTTCAGATAATCGGGAAAAAAAACTCCGCAAATTTTTTGATCCACAGGATTTTGTAAAATGCTTTCAACAAAACAAAGAGTCAGACTTATTGATATTTGCGTTGAAATCGTAAATGGGAGAACTGTTCCTTTAGATGATATGATTTGGGCAGAGAAATTAGCAAAATATAATAATCACGCATACAAAATGCTCAAAGAATCAAGGGACAATATTAAACCTTTATAAAACTGTATCATAAATTACAAAAGTGGTTGCATATATACTTAAAGTATGTTAGTATTAGCATACAGCGTTCATCCCCTTAGGGGACGCAAGTAAGTCGCGGAACGGAGCGTTCATCCTTGTATCACATCCTGCTCAGTCTAATAGCTATCGGTGCTCCACTTGATTGTGAACACACTGCTGAACTATTAGAAAATGTCGCTAAGAATCCTAATAAAACCGAGAGATTGGAATTAACTAGGGTTATTATTGCACACACTGATCCAGCATGTTTTCCAAAGACGAAAACGACTGAAGGAACGGTCTAAACAACCTAATCCTACAGGAGAAACCCAAATGGCACAAGTCACATACCGTGGTATTAAGTACAATACCAACGATAAGAAGCAAACTAATTCTAACAAGGTTCAAGAAACCTATAGAGGAATCAAGTTTGAAAAAGAAGTTGTTACTGCATAGTATCAATTTCTAATTGATCTAAAAGAGGGTTACTTACACCCTCTTTTTTATATAAATTATACTAAAAGCTATGGATCGCCAAGTTTTAAAAGGCATGGTATTAATGCTAAAACAAGTTCTATCAGAACTAGAAGCTGAAGTTTATTCAGATAAAGAAGCGTATGCTAAAGCTTCTGAAATAGACGCTGATAGATTTGACATGTATGGTTCATCACAGGCAGAAGATGCATTTTCTACTGTAGTAAAACCTAAATCACAAGATTATGAACTCTACGATGAAGATGATGGATACCCAGATTAGAGAACAAACTCTAAAGTTGCTCCTTAAGTATTTTGGCAACACTCATACAAATCATGCGATTTATGAATGTGCTGATGATTGGTCGTCCAAGCAAAAAACCACTAGCGGATTAGTGTCGTATTTTAAAGCGTATTACGGACAGCATGAAAGACAAGAAGGCAGCAAAGAAACTGATTAAAAGAGCAAAACACCATCTTGACTGGTATACACCAGAAGATGTAAAGTATGCTAAAATGATGAGAAAGCAACTAGAGTATGAATGTAAAATTAATCCAGACGACCCCAGATGCCGAGAAATTAATGGGGTACATAGCGAGAGTAAGCAATCCAAAAAATCAGGAAAATCCAGAAGTCGCTGGATTGCTAAAATATTGCATAAAGCACGGTCATTGGTCGGTCTTTGAGCAAGCATTTATGACGGTAGAGATTGAAACTACCAGAGGTCTTGCTGCTCAGATATTGCGTCATAGATCATTTACCTTTCAAGAATTTAGTCAAAGATACGCTAATACGACTCACTTAGGTAATATACCCTTACCAGAACTTCGTAGACAAGATAATAAAAATAGACAGAATAGTATTGATGATATTGACGATGAGCAAGTTAAGTTTCTTAAAAAAGAAATAGCACTGCATTTTGCTGCAGCAAAGGATTTATACAATGAACTAATTCGTCAAGGAGTCGCCAAGGAGTGTGCTCGTTTTGTATTACCCTTAGCAACCCCTACTAAACTCTATATGACAGGTTCCTGTCGCTCTTGGGTGCATTACATCGACCTTAGGAGTGGACATGGTACACAAAAGGAACATATGGACATTGCAAATGAAATTAAAGATATATTTTCTCAACAATTCCCTATTGTTGCCGAAGCATTAAGTTGGTCATGACAAGAGGAATTCGTTTTGTTAGTGAATCTCCAGAAACTGTTTTTGCACCAGTTTGGGATTATAGTATTGCTATTAAACCAATTGTTATTAATACAGAAGATATTGCTAAAATAGTATTACAAAAAGAGAAAGAAATAATAGATAAGTACTCTGGAGATGATGATGGCAATACAGGATTGGGTGTAGATAGTCTAACTGCTAGATTTAAACACTATAATGTGCTAAAATGGCAGGAAGTTGTTATAGCACAATTACATCAAGAAATTCGTATTTTTCATGATGAATATTTTGCTCAGGTAATTGGTTCTGAACCACCACCTCTAAAAGTTCGATGTTGGGCAAATGTAATGCGTAAAGGTCAACAGATCAAAAAGCATACACATTCCACACATCCACACTCTTATCTTGGTGGACACTTCTGTGTAACTGCTGAGAATACTTCAACTTCGTATATGCATCCATATACTCAAGAAGATTATGTTGTAGAGAATAAACCTGGTGAAATTACATTGTTTCCCAACTATTTGACACACTATACATCTGTTCATGAATCAGATGTTCCTAGAATCAGTATTGCATTTGATCTAGTGACATATAAGAATCTAGTTCATGTGGATGATGACAATCTTGTCATACTCTAAATAACTATCCTATGTAAACTTTTATGGCTACCTATCCTGTAATTAACAAAGAGACTGGCGAACAGAAAGAAGTTGTGATGAGTGTTCATGACTGGACTAAATGGACAGAAGATAATCCAGATTGGTTGAGAGATTATTCTGACCCATCAACAATGCCTGGTGTAGGAGAAGTCGGTGAGTGGAAAGACAAACTAAGAAAGAATAAACCTGGTTGGAATGAGATCCTAGGGAGAGCACAAAAAACAGGTCAAAATCGTCAAAAACTAACACTCGACTAATATGACAACTAAAAAAAGAAGGAATACTAATAGTCAACATCGTGATAATAAAGTTGGTGCTGGTTTGACTGCCAAACAAATGAGAAGGAAAAAACCTATTAATCACGACCTTCTTGTCAATATTGAACCCCTAACACCTAATCAGGAAATACTCTTTAATGATTATGCTAGAGGTAAAAATATCTTTACTTATGGTGCAGCAGGAACTGGTAAAACTTTTATCGTTTTATATAATGCTCTTAAGGATGTATTAAGCGACATGACACCATATACTAAGGTGTACATTGTCCGTAGTCTTGTATCTACAAGAGAGATTGGTTTCCTACCAGGTGACCATGAAGACAAATCATTCCTTTATCAGATTCCTTATAAGAATATGGTAAAGTATATGTTTAAGATGCCTACAGATCAAGATTTTGAAATGTTATATGGCAATCTTAAACAGCAAGAAACTATTTCGTTCTGGTCTACTTCATTTCTTAGAGGAACTACCTTTGATGATGCGATTATCATCATAGATGAATGCCAAAACTTGAATTTTCACGAATTAGATAGTATAATAACAAGAGTGGGTGAAAACTGTAGAATTCATTTCTGTGGTGACGCTGCACAAACTGACCTTATAAAACAGAATGAAAAGAATGGAATCCTTGATTTCATGAAAATTCTTGAACAAATGGAGTCTTTCTCTATGATTGAATTCACTGTTGATGACATTGTTCGTTCTGGACTTTGTAAGGAATACTTGAAGACTAAATTAGCACTTGGAATGTAATGTTTAATCATGTACCTGTGATACTTCCTCCATTAGAGAGGGAAACTGTTGATGGCGTTCGATATTATCAAGTTCCTGATAATGACGAACTATTAAAATTAGTTTCTATAACCTCAGTAACTTCGTTCTATAATAGAGCAAAGTTTGCTTCTTGGAGAAAAAAGATTGGTGAAGAAAAAGCTAATGAGATTACTGCGAAAGCAACATCTCGTGGTACTGACACTCACACTGTGATAGAGCATTATCTCCTCAATGAGGAAACTCTACCAGAAGTTCAACCAATATCAGATTTTCTTTTCAAGATAGCAAAACCAGAACTGAATAAAATTGACAATATTCATGCATTAGAAGGTTCTCTCTTTAGTAAGAATTTGGGTGTTGCAGGTACAGTTGATTGTATAGCAGAGCATGATGGTGAATTAGCAGTCATTGACTTTAAGACTTCTAAAGCACCTAAACCAAGAAAATGGATTGAGGGTTATTTTGTTCAA